CCCCGTAGATTTCCACCGGAGAGTACGTTAACGATGTAGGTGCCGGTGCCGCCGGTCGATGTCTCGAAAAACAGTGCATCGCCACCAGCAGAGCCTGTCCCTCGCAGCGTCGCATTGGTGGCCCCAGTAAATCCATCGACGCTGCCGATGATATTGATGGTCAGGTCAGAGTTGGCATTTAAGACACCTGTCCGCAGGGCGTGCGTGCTGCTGCCGCTGATCGTAACTCCTGAAGCGATGTTGACAATGATCGCTGCGGTGCTGGTCGCTGCGTTGTACCCAAATGCGGTTGCCAGCGTCAATATGTTTTGTTCTACGGCGTTGCTCGTGATATCTATCACAATGCTGCCGCCGCCAGAACCAAATCCTAGAATTTGATATCCAAAATTTGACATACCTTTTATATACTTTCGATTTCGTAAATTGAATATGCGAAAGATGCACTTGCAACGAGATAATTAACATCTGTTTCTGTTTGAGTAAACTCTAATGCATCTAGTGACGTTGGATACAAGTCACGGAAGAACACGTTTGCAACTGGATTATTCTTGTTTGATAGAATAGTGAGTGTTGCATCTGAGAACATTGCCCGAACAGCAGTTGCGGGTTTTACATCCCCAATGTCTCTACTTGCCCCTCTAGTTGCAGACGGAGTTGCAGATGTCTCTGAACGAAAGTTCTTGAACTGGTCTGTACTTTTTGGAAAACCGATTGAGGTAATCCACTCATGTAAAGATAGGTAGTTCTCTAGATATTCATCGACAATGAAAGAAAGTGTGAATGGATCATATGTAACCTTATCACCCATCATTGGAAGGTCAACAAGTCTTGTTGGCATAACTGCACTACCCATACTGATAGATGGAATAGATGCAGATACAGTGAAAAACTCTACCTTTGGAAGTTGGTGAATGTTAAACTTGAATTGAGTTGGACTGAGGTAGTCTAACTTATCAGGTTGTCGTTCTATTGTTCTTTGTGTTGCCATGTAAGTATTTATAAGAAAAAGGGAGACACCCTTTCGAGTGTCTCCCAAGTTTGATCACAAACTTTCTTTTTCTTATTATTACATAAGGTTTGTGACTTTAACGCGACGATACCAAGCGTTGGTGTTTGCGTCGAGTGAAGCGTCTGTGTTGACGGTATCACCAGCAGCAACTGCACCAGCAGCAGCGAATGGGTTAGCAGCCATGCCGTAGCGTGTCTTGAACCCAATCTTTGGCTGGAAGGAACTCTCACCAACGGCACGGACCATCTGTAGTGGAACGTATGGGCAATAGAAGAACCCAGCGTCGTAAGGTGATGTACCCTTGTAACCAACAACGTAGTACTGAGAAGCAGCAACGTTAGCGGAATATGGATCAACATAGACCTTATAACGACCGTTCATTGTACCAGCGAATGTGTTGGCAGTGTCATCAACGTTTAGTGAGTTGTTGAGGGCAGGGGTGTAATCTAGAACACCGGCCATCTGTAGGGCAGAAGCAACGTCTGCGGAACAGATGATCATGTTACCCTTACCGCGACGTGTCTGCTGACCAATTGCGTTAGCATCACGTTCGATCTGGAACATTAGACCCTTGAACTTCTCAACTGACCAACGACCGTTTGAGTCGGTGTCTAGGTCGAAGATACCAGCAGTAGTTGTGTTAACTGCGGCACCCTTGACAGCGGTCACATATAGTGAACGGATGACTTCACGGTTGATTTCAGCAAGAATTTCTGTGCTGAGAATGTTGGAAAGTTCTGTTTCGGCGTCAAGACCGTGGATTGCCTTAAGGTCTTGTGCGAGTTCCATTGTGTACTCGGCCTTGAGGGCACGGGACACAGCGGTAACGGTTGACTTCTCAATGGAGAAAGCCATCTCACCGAAAGCGTTTGTGGCGCTATCACCGAGGGCTTCTGCCTGTGATCGTGTCATACCAGTTGCACTGACGTATGTACCAGCGGAAGGTGAGTCGTTAAGAACAGCAGGGTTAGTCTCTGTTGCACCAACGTCGCCACCACCGATTGTACCAGCAGCGTTCTGGTTTGAGATGTCTGGGAAAGCTTCATCAACGAGAGCTTCTGCACCATCCTGTGAGGCGAGTGAAGAACGCATTGCGAAGATTAGACCAGTTGGACCTGTCATTGGCTGAACGCCGCAGACATCATAAGCAATGAGGTTAGGCATTGCGCGACGAACTAGGGAAATTAGAATTGGATCCCATGTGTCCATCTGTCCACCACCCATGCTGTTGACGGGGGCGGTTTCTGTGAGGAAGCCACGATCCTCACGGAGAGCCTTCTCTTGGTTCTCTAGGATAATTGTAGTAACAGCGCGCTTGTAAGAATCTTTGATCTCTGGAAGATCAGTGTGATCTAGGACGGGCTGCCACTTTTCTTGAAGATGTTCTGTCTGAAACATTTGTTTCTCCTTATTAATTAATTACATCTAAGTTGTTTAACATATTATTGGGCGCGAGCCTTAGTCTTCGTGATTGCAGTCATATATTTTGACATACTGTCACTAACACTAATGTCCTGTGCTGCGCTGTCATGTACTTCATTATCAATAACTTGTTCTGTGATCACTTCTTCACGAACCTTTGGAAAATAGTTTTCCTTAAGTGTGTCGAGTTTTGCACGGAATGTATCTTCGTCAACGAAGTCAACATCCTCTACAAGTGACTTGAACTTTTCAACTTCTGTGTCGGTGAGCTCTTCTGAGACTTCAACAACAACGTGTTCGCGAACAAGTTCACCGTTCTTTTCTTTAAGAGCGATATTCTGTTCAAGAACCTCATTTACCTTCTCTTCTAGGCCTGCAATCTTATCAGACTGAGCACCTAGTACGTCATACTTCTCGTCAGGAACGTCAATGTAATGATCCTCGAAAAGTTGCTTAAGACCAGAGATGAAGTCTTCTGCGATTTCACCCTTGAGTCCACGCTCGATTGCGAGTTCATTTTCCTTTGTCCATTCCTCAACAACGTAGTTAAGATAGGTATCAATTTTGTCAGTCATCTCATCCTTTGATTCTTCAAGCTTGGCGTCGAACTCATCGACTGTTGCTTGATATAGACGGGCGATTTCTTCGCGGGTCTTGGACTTAACGGCTGCTTCGAAGATTGTGGATGCCTTTGTCTTGAAGTCTTCAGAAAGGTCTTCACCTTCCATAAGTGCATCTACGTCTTCCTTGACGTTGATGGACTTGATCTTCTCTTCAATGGCCATTTTTGCAGCTTCGAGCTTCTTGATCTCTTCCTGCATTTCCTTATCTTCGTCATCATCTTCTTCATCTGGGTGCATCGCAGACATGATTTTCCCATATGAAGCTTTGAGGTCTTTTGCCTTCATGGTTTCCATTTTATCATACATCGCCTTCAACATTTCCATCTTTGTACGGGGGGCGGCGGCTTCTTCAATTACCTCGTCTTCATCACTTTCGTGATCTTCTGAAACCTTTTTGACCTTTTTCATGGGCTCGGCGGATTTCTCGCCTTTCTGTTGTGCATCACCACCAACTTCCTTTGCACCTTTTGCTGCAACATCTGTTGGGGATGACTTGGCTTCTGGATCGACTACAGGTGCGCCACCATCTTGGACTTCACCATCGACCTTTCCACCCTTTTCTGCTGGGACGGCACCCTTTTTCTGGGGGTCACTTGCTTCTTCAAGTTCAGCAAGGACTTCCGCCTCCAACTCTTCAATTGTTTGTTCTAGTTCTGACATAGGATGCCTCCTTTTTGCAGTAATTAAATTACTAATATTTATTTATAAATTATAATCTTTGTAGAAATTTTGCAAAGGCAAGTGCTTTCCGCGATTCGTCAAGTCTTGCCTGTTTTGCATCAAATTCCCGTTTCATCTCAACCAATTCTGCTTCAAGTAGAGCACCGTTGTTCCAAACCCACTCCTTACCTTCCATAATACCTTCTACGAAAGCATTTGGAGCGGATGGATCAGCAACGATATCGGCGGCCGTTGCGAGGTAGAAGTCGTCACGAACGTAGTTTGCACCACCTTTTTGTTCTAGACTTCCCATGCCCCGTGAGGAAACGCCGAGTTTAGCACCCTCGTCCATGAGATTCTTTACGATTTCACCCATTGGTGTGGACATAATCTTTGCCTCACCAATAAAGTTCTTACCGTCTTGTTCCAGACTTGTAATCATGTGTGAAACTCTTTCAAGGTTCACGGTTGGTCCGTCTGGGTGACCTAATTCACCAAAGGCACGATTCTCCTTGATGAAATTCTTATTGTACTTTGCAACTTCCTTTGCAAGTACGTTTTCTGGATAAACACGGCCATTTCGGTTTTTGATATCCGATTGCATGAAAATACCACGAATTTTGTAGTTCTTCTTACCGTCTTCTTTTTCTTCGCAGATATATTCTACTTCTTCTACTTGTTCTGAGAACAGTTTGACCGTGTTAGACATTTTTCTTATCCTTAATCTGATACGCTATACTTAATTGGTTGTTTCTTTTGAACTGGAAAGGTGAAATCCCTAATGTGATGCCGACGACGATTTAACCCCTCTTGAGGAAATCCTACGCCCATCAACAATGATGGTTCTTCTCTTAACAGTGCAATCTCTCTGATTGCTTTTGTGTCCATACACTGACAACACCCTGTTCTATATCCCAGAAGTGATGCAGTAAGATTAAGATAACCAGAAGCAATACCTAGTGCAATGTTTTTATCACGCATAATATCTTGATAAGTTTCTTCACACCATTCGCCATTCTTCAGATATTCTTTTGCTTTCTGTCCTCTTGTTTTCTTTGTTACTTGATCAACTAACTCTTCATAACTATAGTCTTCAAAAATTACCAACAAATTAGCAAGGGTTTGCGGATTTGACTCGATCTCTTTACCATTATTAAATCCATAAGTATTTTCATGAATTTCTTCAATAAGATCACGATCCTGTATAAAATGTACCTTATAAAACGCAAGATTTTGTTTACTGGGGCAATTAGTTACGGCATGAAGTAATGTATCAATATCTTCCTTTGGCAACTTTTTGTTCAAGTTGAAATTTCTCTGAGTATGTTGGCTTCGAATAACACTCTTTTCAATTTCAATATTTGTATGTGCTTCCATTGTTATATCCTTATACTAGGTTATCGTAACCAGCGACTTTTCTTAACTTGAGAATTAGAGTCGTTGCACCAGCAGAGGTTGCACGAATATCGCCAGTGGAACCAGTTGATGTTGGGTTGATTGCAAGAGTTGGTAGACCATCTGCAAAACCCAACTTACCATTTCCAACAAGTGCAAGTGCAGTATCATCTGTGGTTGCATCAAACTCAATAAGTAGTGTTCCGCCAGTTGTACACCATGCAACACCCACAATATCTAGTGCAGGACTTGAATCATGACCATCCAGTGCAGATGCATCAAGAATGGTTGCTTCTGTCTCTGCTGCGGTACAAGTTGCTTTGACTGTTACTTCAAAGTCTTTATCCGATAGAATTTGTGTTGCCCAAGCCATATCTTAGTCCTTAAATGTTTAGCATTTCTCGTTCAAAGTAAGACATTAGGTCTTTTTCTGACACTTTGAACTGTTTTGAAACGTCTTTTATTGTTTTTTCAAAACTATTTAGGAAATCTGAGGGTTTGGAATCCATAATACTGAAAATGGAGTCAACCGCATCCTTCATCTTAGGAGAAAGTTTCCGATACTCCTTAGACTTACGATGCTCATCCTTCTCTAGAACTGTCTGTTCGTAGATACACTCAATCTTCTTCATCATACTCAACAGGTGACTTAACAAAACTATTTGCAACATCTCTACGCTGCATCTCTAGTTTGCCACCCACTCTATTTGCCATATCGTCTTGAAAAATTCTTTCTGCCTCAATATTATTTCCTGAGACAATTGCGTTTAGTAAATCTTTTGTAGTGTTCATTGTTTATCTCCTTCATCACCAATTTCGTCATCATCAGATGGAATACCGTCTTGTTCTGGGTCTTCGTAATCAGGCATTTCTTCTGGTGCAATGATACCACCAGAACCATCCTGTGGATAACGAGTTACACCATCGGAACCATCTGGCATATCGACGCCACCTTCTAATGGGTCCATATCACGTTCTTTTGCAATCTGATCCCGCATCTCTGCAATTTCTGCATCATTCATATTTAGTACACGTTTGAGAACATATTCCTTTGAGAAGAATGTTCCAATGTATGACTGAATGCTGTCAAGTGTTTGAATTCTGTCGTTAAGTAGTTCTGCCTCTTTCAGTTCTGCAAAGTGACCATCTTCGATGAAATCGAACTGAATATGCTCTTGCATATTAGGCCAGTCTTCTGGTGAGATTACTCCCTTCAATAGAAGGTTTGTCTTTAATAGGTCTACAAAGAGGGGGGTAAACTTCTTACGAATACGTTGTACGAACTTTGTAAACTTAAGTTCATCTCTAGTAACTTCAGTTGCTCTGCCGAGAGAGAAACCGTTTTCTGCTTCAAGTCTTGAAATCGGCACGTTAAGTGAACGGTATAGTTTCCGTTGGAAATATACGATATCATCAATCTCTCCCAAATTAGAACCGCCGGGAAGTGTGCTAATTTCTGTTCCTCTACCACCTTCACGGCGAGGAAGCCAGAAATCTTCCAACATAGACATGTGATTACGGTCATCCCGAATCTCACCTGTACTTGCATCGTATACCAACTTGTTACGATAACGGTTCATCACATCTTTTAGATACTGTTCTGCTTTTACCTTTGGTAGATTACCAACGTCAATATAGAAAATTCTACGTTCTGGCGCACGAGAGATGCGATAGATAACAATCGCATCTTCGATCATACGCAACTGATTAACAGGTTTGATTGCTTTGTGTAGGTAAGAAAGAACCCGGCCTGATGAACCGTCAATCAAACCAGAAGGAACATAACAGATTGCATCCTTTGAAATACGAATACCTTGTGATGTTGAGTTTGACATGCCACCAGCACCTGAGTATCCTCTTTCGTTATACACGAAATACTCGTCTACCTTTTCGATCATGTCAACTTGTGTCTTTTGATCTTTGTTCTTCTTTACTTCTCTAACCTTCTTAATCTTCATAGGGTCGATATTACGAATCTGTGTAATACCACGCCGAGGATTATTAACGTCAATAACTTTGTGATAGTAGATGCGACCGTCAACGTACCACCGTCTAAAGATATCATGTCCCTTGACACTAAAATCTAATAGACGAAGGATTTCGTTGAACTCGTCACGAATTCTTTTCTTAATCTTCTCTGGATAGGGTAGATTGTCTAGTGTGATTTGTACTGCAACGTCATTCGTATTTGCTACGATTGATTCGTTTATAATATCCTCAACTGCGGCATCACACTCTGACTGCAATGCGATATCTCTGTATCTTCGAATAAGATCAACATCTGATCTTTCACGTCCATCTGTGTTGAGTACAGACGATAAAAAACCACCTCCGGCAACATCAACTGCGCCGTCATCAGGAGTAGGGGTGGTGAATGTCTTTTCACCACCCTCTACTTCTTTGGTTGCTCTTTGAATTTGGAACCCAAAAAGTTGTGCCATAATATCTCCTACTGTATCTTCTATTTAGTAGGTTTAAATTAGAAGTTCACGCCTGAAGCTTCAAAGTGTTGATATCTCCAACTAACGTCAAACTGTTCAATCGCATCTGCTGCTTCAGATGTTAATTCGATTGCAGAAATTGTTGTTGGCCATGCACTTCTAAAGATATATGTCTTTAGCACTGTATCATCACGATCAAGTTGTTCCACTGTGAGGTCCGTCTGATAATCAGCAGGAGCAACAATACCAGTGTTGTTTGCAAGATCGTTGATACCGTTACTCCAACGTTCCATCGCATTGCGGATCATGAAGTCTGTGTCATTCATGAACGTAGTTGTCCATGTTTCATCAAAAGTTCTGTCACCAGCAATGTAGATGTTCCTGCCTCTGAATGGGATTGCAATCTCACCCAAAGTTTGTGCAGGAAGGTTGGAGGCACGAACTAGAAATGAGGTTCTACGAACATCAAGTCCAATTGCAATGCCGGGTGGTGGAGTGATCGTTACACGAAACTGGTTCGCACGAGCACCACCACCGATTAGGTTTGCTTTGAAATCGTCAATATTAGCCATGATTAACCTCCTACCTCACTAAACGATACGCCAGTTCTTACGGCAATAAAGTTCAGTGTAATAAAGTTAATGGAACGAGCAGGTTTGATGTAAATATCACCAATAAACTCGTTACGGTCAATCACCTCACCAGTGTTGTTTGATGCGTCACAAACTACACGGAAGTCGGTAATACCTCTACGACCTTGGACATCACGAAGGAATGGTTCAACTAGGTTACGGAACTGTGCCCGAGTGAACTCATCGTTGAATTCGAAGAGTTGGAACTTAGCAGCAGTTGCGATTGCCTTCTCAAGAACCAAGAACAACCGGCGCACGTTAATGCGGTCAAATGCACTTGGTTTTGAAAGTGCAGTCTTATCACCGAATAGAACCACACCTTGGCCGGGGAAGTCCGTTACAGGATTAACTCTTGCACGGTATAGACGATCTCTCTCTGCCTTCGTTGGATTGAAGGAGAGTTTGATTGCACCACGGACATTACCACGATTGAAACCAGCAGGTGAGAACCAAGGGTCTGCAACACCATCTGTGTATGCACAAAGACCAGCAGTGTCACCATTTAGAGGAACGAAGCGATATACGTCATTATACTTGTCGTAAATGTACTTGTATCCACTGTCGTAAACCATGTAAGATGATGATGGGCAGAGGTCAAATGCATCAATCACATTGTCTGCCTGTGTGATGTTAGATGTAACATTCACTGTAGCAGCACGATATGGTGATACGAAACCAACACAGTCTTTTCTCAACTCAACTAGGTCTGTAATCATGGTCACATGAGTGTCCTGTCCAGACTTAGTGTCTGCAACACCAGAACTTGGACCACCTAGAACTAGGTTGATGTCAAGTGATTCTGTGTCTGCAAACTTGTCATATGCAAGAGCAAGTTCACCAGCGGTTACTGCATAGTCATCTGTACCACTTGTAAGAGTAACCACAACAGGTGCATTGACAGCAGTGTATGCTGAAGTTGTATCCGTACCCCAGTTTGTACCAGCAGATGTGTGATCCATCCAGTAGATGTAGTTAGACTGACGGAAGATAACGTCTGGATAATAGTTACCACCACCCTGTGCAGTCTTTGCAACAGGGTTCTTAGACATGTTGGCAAACACTTCAATAATACCGTTTGTACGGTTACCAGCAACATCTACGTCGAAACCAGTGATATCACCAGTTGTGTCATAAACACAAACATGGAGTTCATCACCAGTACCACGGCCGTTTGCAGTGGCCCAATCTGATGTGCCTGGGGCAGCATCAAACAGGTCATAGAAACGCCAACGTCTGCGAATGAAACTGTTATCAGGAATGATTGCCTTAACACCAGAACCGTTTGGATCGTCTTTTAGACGAACTGTGAGGTCATTTGTAGAAATTGCAGTAATTTCGTACTCGTTTCCTTCGTCACCAGTGTTAAATGTGAATAGTGTTGCGTCTGAAGATGCATCTGCACTTGAGAAGGAGATAAGATCACCAACACTAAAGGCAGTGCCGTCATCAACAGCAATTGTTGTTGAACCAACGGCATCTTCACCGGCTGTCTGGTTAGAAGAACCGATGTTCTGTTCAAATGCAGTAGCAGATGGGCAGATGGAAACACCAATACCATTTGCCCAAGTACCGGCAGTTCTTGCAGCCCACTCACCGACAGATGCCTGTCCAGTGGAATATGCGTTAAGATAATGGTCTGTGTCCCGAATAAGGACAGCAGAACCAGTTGCAACAGCATTTACAATAGCTGATTCTGCACGAACTACTCGTAGTGCATCACCGTATTGTAGAAAGCTTGATGCAGTAAACCAAAATTCAAAATTTGAACCGTTAGGTTTACCAAAGACTTGTACCAATTCCTGTTCAGATGAGATTGCCGTTACAGTAGAAACTGGTCCTCTTTCAAAAGGACCGGCAATAGCACCGATAGAAGTTGATACAGCGGGAACGACGTTTGTAAGATCAATTTCTCTTACATGAACGCCAGGTGAAACTAGAAATCCCATTGATTTACTCCTTAGTTAAAGAGTTGTTATTCTCTACAGATATTTATAAAAAGGAAGTTTTGCAAACCCTCAATTTATAAGTGTTATATCATATAAATAACATTATGAATGAACATTACGAAAAATACAAAGATACCATCAAAAAGGTATCTAGGAGAAACTACCAGAAGCGTAAGATACTTCTGGAAGAGTTTCTGGTCGATAAATCCTGTAGACACTGTGGTGAGTCTGAACATGTGTGTCTCAAGTTCTATCCTCATGATGCAGAGATACGCAAGGTATCAAAGAGAGTTGGAACAAGTGATGATAGCCGAAAAGAAGTCTTTCATCTCATAGATCAGTCAACTATCCTCTGTTATAACTGTTATATCAAGAAACACCACGATTTAATCGAGTTTATTTAACATATATATAATTATAGTGATTTGAGTCATAAAGGAGTATCATTATGAGATCATTAATTTATGGGGTATTTACCCTACTACTATGCATGTCTTCAGTTCATGCATCAACACCCGCAAAATTTATTATCGACACTGGACCCCTTGGAGTCCACAGTTGGTTTCTGAAAGGCATCAAAGATGGTGCGTTTTCTAAACGTGGACTAGATATTGAATTTGTAGGAAAGGGTCCAGGCAGTTATAAATCTGGTCTGGCGCTCGCAACTGGAAGAGCAGATATTGGATACCATGACTATAATAGTGTAGTTCTTGTCAATAGTAAATCAGACGACCCTAAAGTTTTAGCAATCTTTGTCGTTGATGACAAGTTACAAAATGCAGTACTTACACTTAAATCATCAGGTATTAAGACATTCGATGATTTAAATGGACGTAAACTTGGTAGTCATCCCACTAGTTTTACCAACAAGGCACTTTCTACTGTAACATCTGCCAAATGGGTGGATGTTCCTACACACATGCCTGCCCGTGTCCCTACACTTATTTCTGGACATGTTGATGCTATCGGTGGGTTTCCGACATCTGTTCTTTTCAATCTGGAAAAGGCCGGGGTTGGTGTTGACGAGTTAAACATCCTTAAACTTAGTGACCACTTTCCAATGGCAGTAAGTCGAGTAATTTCTGTAAATGCAGATTGGGCATCAGAAAACCCACAAGCAGTGAAAGTTCTTCGTGAAGTGTCACGAGAACTGTTAAATGATTTTATTAAAAATCCTGCGGCAAGTGTGTCTGCATTGGAAGGTCCAATTGTATCCACAGATAAAAAAGTGAACACTGAAATCAGAAGAGCCCAATACGGTATTGATGAACTTGTTATGACACCATTTGTACAGAAGAATGGAATTAGTAATGCTGGTGCGGTTAGTCCTCGTTTAAGTGAATATACAAATCTACTAGTGGAAAAATTGAATTTACCAACTCGTCATCCAGACAACAAATATTTTGATCTAGGTCAATGAAACACACACTTGTAACTATTTCTGTAGTTGTACTCATATGGGAACTGTTAATACGGGGTAACTATATTCCTGGCTTATGGGATATAACCACCACTTTCTTTGCCTTATCAACTGATCCTGATTTTCTTTATAACCTATGGACTAGTCTATGGAGACTTGTTGTAGGTTGGTCAATTGGAATGTTGGTTGGAACTACTATTGGCATCTTCATGGGTAGTAATATCCATGTGAAGAAACTTATAATGCCACTAGTGAGTTGTTTATTTCCCATTCCAAAAATTGCACTATTACCTCTGTTCATAGTTCTTCTAGGAATAGGAGAAGTGAGCAAAGTAACAACTATCTTCATCGGTGCTTTCTTTCCAAGTATATTAAACGCATACAATTCTGTCATAAGAACACCCACCATCTATGTTGAAGCATCTCGTTCTTGTGGTGCTGGTTATTGGTTCACTTTACGAAAAATAGTTTTACCATATAGTATGCCAACAATAATCTCAGGATTTAGAACAAGTGGTAGTTTGTCATTAGTGTTATTAGTTGCAGCAGAAATGTTGGGTGCAAAACATGGTTTGGGAAACTGGATATTCATAACTGGTGGAGAAATGGATTTTGCAGAAATGTTTGCTGGAATAATCTGGCTCAGTCTAATTGGTTTAGCAATTGGTTGGGGTGTAGAGTTTTTGAAACGTAGATTTTGTAATTGGAGTACATATGGTGAGGGTATTTGATTACCAATCACTACCATAGTCTCTGACAATAGGTGACCAACGAGTTCCATACTCGTCAACCATCTCACCGATATTCTCATCTTCCAATCCGTTCACAACAAAACCAAACGGAGCCATATCTTGTTCTAGTGAGTCCTGTTGTTCTCGCATCATAGTTCTACGGATATCATTATCAGTAAGTTCCTTGAAATATTGTTGGTCGGTCATCCATGCAAAGATGAAAAGACATGCAACTAAGTCATCATTACACCCATCGTCTGCTTCATGAGACTGTCCCTTTACAATAAATGTAGAGAGTTCATTGATACAGTCATAATCTTCTATGATGATTTTGTTGTCCTCTACTAACTGTTTTAGGTTTGAACATCCAATCTTCTTGACTGCCTTCGTTGTTCTCACACCCAACTGTGCCCTACCACCAGAGAACCCACCACCAAGAACCTGTCCTGCTCGTCCACGCATGGATGCCATAACTAGGTTATCATACTCTAGGTCAAACTGCATTGCGTTTGCGACCTGTTCACCAATGTCATTGACCTCAATCAATACGAATGCTTGATTGTATGCCCTTGCAACATCGTATATCTTTGAGGGAAAGATAAGAGGTTTCAGTTCGTTATCTCTAAACTTTGCAACCAACTTGTACGGCATCTGTGTTACATCAAACACACAGAATGCAGAATAGTCGTTTGCAGTACCTCTAGAAACGTCTGCGGTGAGGACGTAGGTGTGTCCTTGTTGTGGGGGTATGTGAACATCCAACCCTGCGTTAGACTGTTTGGGTTCTCTGTAAGTCATCACACGAAGTTTGGATGGTGAGATAAGTGTGTCAATAGAACCAAGAAATTCACATTCAAACTCTGTATTGAACTGCGCCTCTGACGTATTCTTGATTGTCTCTGCCTTCCATGCTTCGTCTCTACCCGGCACTTCTGACCAGTGAACCTCAATAGGAACATATGTGTTGCGTCCCTCTTCTGCATCCACCCACAACTTGTAGAACATATTCATACCATGTGGTGTAGAAACAATCATCACCTTTGTAGTCTTACCAGATGAAATTGTAGGATACACAGAACTAAAGAATTGTTCTGCTACGTTAGCAGGAACGTATGCAAACTCATCAAGAAAAATAATATTATATGAACCACCACGAACAGCACTAGCCGAAGTGGAACTTGCAAGAATTTTAGAACCATTCTCTAACTCCAAGGAACCTTTGTTCCAACTCATTACCCCCTGTTGCAACCACTTAGGTAAGTGTTCGTATGCTAACTGCAAACGACCAAGAAGGTCACGAGCAGTTGCTGCCTTGTTCGCAAGGATTGCAACGTTTACACTGTCGTTGAATAGAACATAGTGCAAAAGGTATGAGATGATTGTTGTGGATTTACCAGACTGTCTAGGAAGTTTGCAGATGGTAAAACGATTACTATGGAAGGTTCCCACCATCTCCTTCTGAAAATCATACATCTTAAACGGCACAAGTCCTTCATCAAGAGAAACAATCCTGACGTAGTTCTGAATGAAGTACAGAGGGTCTTCCATACAACTCTGATACTCTTGGAGTTGTTCTTTCGTCCACGATTGTGCAACGTTAGCTCGTTTTAGATTTGGGTTTCCTAGATAGACTTGTTCAGTCATCCTCTATTCTTCCAAAAATGCGTTCCATAGTAATGATCTCTTGTATACGGTGTTTTTCTATTGTATCCTTGATTTGCCTTGTAAATCTTTTGACCATCATCATCATATTCCCAGACTCTTTCATCGGGATTATGACTCTGTACTGGACCTTCTTTTATATCATTTTTTTTCATGTTTCTATTTATATCTAACATATGTACCATCTCCATACACAATCTTATTAAGAACATAGTGGCCACGAGAAATGCCTAGATATCGTGATTGTTTCTTATATATTAAAGGAAAAGAACTTTCTTTTTGTTTTGTGTTGAGATATTCTTCATTTTTATCATAGTCATATATGTATTTTTTCATTGGCCATTTGTATGTTCTATAGTCACCATTATGTCCAACGTGTGGGTTTGATAAAGCCCACTTTTCAAAATAATCTGTATAGAAAAATGCGTATTCTAAATGATACACAGATGGGTCTTTTAGAAATCTAGGTGAGTGATATCTTGTTGACAAATCATCTATACTTCTAGCAAACCACCAAAGTAATTCCCAGCATGTTTTCGGTTTGTATGGAGAAATGTCAATATATTTTTCGATAACATTTAACATATCAGAATCTTTGTCTTTGATAACATTAATCCATTCACTATCTTTAATCTTAAAGAATTCTTCCATAGACATTGTTGATGATATTGCAAGAAATAATTCGTCTCCACCGTTACCATTCACATTGATTGTTTGCCCGTCCCATAACGTATCATCGTCATAGACATAGTTATCAAAAGAATGCCACCGAAGTTTAACTTTCTTATTCACCAACAAATCATAAAAATGTGGATTTTCTTGCACACTATTTGTTGATAGATAAACGGTAAGTCTTGTATCCAATCTTCTAGTTTTCAATAGACTTACCAATGCACATGTGCTATCTATACCACCAGACCACCATAATCGTATTGGTTTTCCGATATCCCACAATTCTATAGCTCTACGATTAGTTAACTCTTCAAAGGTTGATGTAAAATTTGTAGGAAACTCTGTAAGAGGATTTTCTACTAAATCTAGTTGATTATCAAACCCATGTCTAAAACGTGGAGAGTGTAAACCAAAACTAGTTGCTAATCTATATTCATCTCTTGCACTTATTTCTGGAAAAGA